CGCTAAAGTGATTAGCGAATCAATGAAGAAAGACTCGACTAATAATCGTATGTCTTACATTGATAATGTTGGAAAGATTCAATGGGATCTCGGAGAGAAGGGAGAATTCCTTTCTACCAAAAAGACCATGTCTGTAGTTGATAGAAATGGTAAATGTTATCGTGTTACTGTTGAGGAAGTTAGATGACTGAGTTTTTGAAATGGTTAGGAACTTTACTAACGATTGCTGGTGCAGTTGCCACATCGTTAGCAATAGATCCGCTAAATGTATATCTGTTCAATGCTGGTGCGTTGACATGGTTATGTGCTGCAGTAAGAATGAAAGAGAAAAGTCTTATTGTAGTTAATGCTGGTTTGCTAGCAGTTTATTTGTTTGGTATTTTTTATAGAGTGTGAATATGATTAAAGAAGTAGATAAAGAAATTATGCTTATCACTCAAGAAGAGTGTGCTGAAGTGACGCAAGCAATTAGTAAGGTATTTCGTTTCGGTATTGATGGTGAACATAATGGTGCTACGAATCGTGAACGACTCGCAGAAGAAGTTGGCGATTTGATGTGTATGATTGATTTACTCATTAATACAGGGATGATTAATGAGACAGAAGTTTTAGTGGCAAAGCATGAAAAAATGTTGAAACTACAAAGATGGAGTAATATCAAATGATTCAGATAAATAACCTTTCACAATATGAAGTTGATATGTTAGACCATATGTGGACTCTGGAATCAGAGGAAGAATTTTTTGATTGGTACAATTTACTTGATGAAGAAGATAGAATGCTTGCAGATTATTTGCAAGAAATGGTAATCCTCGCACATGCAGAGGAACATATAGAACAAACTGGATATAAGGAAGCAAAGGAAGTATTAAAGAAATTTGCCTTGCAACAATAGAAAATGTATAATAAGTCTTCAAAACCTAGAAATCCTATTGCAAAGGATCTTCGCACTCCAAAGTATCGTATGAGAACAGTGGAGAGCAAGGTTAAGTACATTCGTAATCCTAAACACAAGAAGGAGTCCTATGGACAAGACTTATGAATTATTCCACAATGGTTTATTGCGAACCATTAAATTCAAAACAAGAAATGAACGAACATCTTACGAGACTATCGAGTTTAGTATTAGCCAAAGATTGACTGATGAAGATGGTAAGGTGATTGTTGATAACGGACAGACATATTTCTTTGAGCCACGTCAGTTTGAAGAATTCTTTACACCAATTATTAATGATATGAAAGCGAGATTTGATAATGCAAACAATGCAAGCGAACCAAACACCTGAATTTAGACAATGGTTGAAAGGAGTACTTCACGATGACATTACAAAAAATCTGTGCGTTGTGTTTACCAAAAAAGATGGTACAGCACGAGAAATGTTCTGCACTCTCGCAGAATCTAGAATCCCGACAGACAAACAGCCTAAGTCGCAAGCATCAGATAGCACGACTGCTGGACAGGGAAATGACTCAGCAATTAGAGTATTTGACACAGAAAAGCAAGAGTGGAGATCTTTCCGCTGGGACTCAGTAAAAGAAGTGAGGTTTGAACTATGAGTATTAAAACAATTTTAGAATTATTTGGTATTGGGGTTGGCATTCTAATTGTTATTGGTATTGCCATCGTATTCCCATTTTTAGTTATTTGGGCATTGAATACGATTTTCCCTGTGTTAGCAATTCCATACACTCTTGAAACTTGGGCTGCAGTTATTTTATTGCAGATTTTTGTTAAATCAAACATTGAGGTAAATAAAACAAAATGAACTTAACACCAGAACAGAAGAAAGAACTACAAGGTGCTATTCGTGAGATTAGTGGTTCAATGACACGCACTGAAGCAGAACGTGATTTGATTCGTGAGATTGTAAAAGATCAATCACAGAAACACCAGATCCCAAAGAAAACAATCAATAAGATTGCAAAGACATATCATAAACAAAACCTTACTCAAGAGATCGAAGACCACGAGGAATTCGTGGAACTCTACGATAGCGTTACGAAATAACCCTACACCCTATGGGGTTATTAAAATACTGCTTGCCTTTAATTGTGAATTGATGTATAATAGATATTATTAATGGAGGTTACAAACCTATGGCAACAGCAAAACGTAAAGCAAAGGGACATGCAATCCTTGCATCCCGCAAAGAAATTATCAAGAACGAGCCAATTGTCACTCAAGACAATTACACATCAGAGCTAAATTCAGCACTGACATGGTATTCAGAGCATTTTAACGAGAAACAACTTCTCAAATTTGCTCTGGAACACTTTGTTGTTACTGCAAATAAACCTGCTGTGTTGGCTATCAATAAAGCATCAGATTCAGAAGTCCGTCAGTTGGCAATCATCTGCCGTCTTGCGGATCGTGAACAGTATCTCAGCGATAAACACAAACAGTTTATCACTGATACTGCTGAAACACTCATCAAGAAATATAAAGTAGTCAAAGAAAAGAAGGTAGCAGTTGAAGCACCTTCCAATGTCATCTCCATTCAGCAACGCATGGAGGAAAAGGCACGTGAACTTGCTGGTGAAATTGAGGGAGCGATTGATGACTTTATCACAAGCAAGGGTAAGACAACTTTCTCGACAAAGAATTATCTTCTGGCGAACTCAGTTGCAGCACCGATTGCAAAACGCATCGGTGAGTTGTTTACTAAAACATCAGAAGAATTGCACGAAGCAATTGCTGGTGAAGATGAACAACTTGTTGAAGGTTATTCTAACTTTACTAAACGAGAACTTAAGAAGTTTGCAGAGTTTGTTGATGGTATCATAGCTGACTGCCAACAACAAGTGCAGACTGCTAAGGCAAGTCGTGCACCACGCAAACGTAAAGCAGCATCTCCAACCAAAGTAGTTAGTAAGATGAAATTCATGCGAGAATTCGCAGAGTTGGGTCTCAAGTCATGTAAACCAGAAGATATTCTGTCAAGCACAGAACTATGGGTATACAATACAAAATACCGTAAGGTTCAAGTTTACAAGGCTGACATGGGCACTTTGTCTGTGAAGGGAACTACAGTTATTGGATTCAGTATCAAAGACTCGCAGTCAATGACATTGCGTAAGCCAGAGGAATTCTTCAAAGGATTGTCTATGGGTAAACGTGCACTGAATGGTGCTATTAAAAATTTGACGACCAAACCTACTAAACCAAATGGTCGTATTAATGAAGAGTGTATTTTGTTGGGAGCATTTTAATTATGATTTTAGTTGACTATTCTCAGGTGGCACTTAGTGCTATTCTGACCTTCCAACGTGAGTTGAAAGGTGACACATCAGAAGTTAAGAATCTCATTCGTCACGTAACTTTATCCACTCTTAAATCATACAAGAAAAAGTATGGTAAAGAATTTGGTGAACTGGTTGTCTGTTGCGATGGACGTAGATATTGGAGAAAAGAAATCTTTGAGTACTACAAAGCTGGTCGAAAAAAGATGCGTGACAACTCAGATTTGGATTGGAAGTTAATCTTTGATACACTATCTGAAATGCGTGACGATATCGCTAAGCACTTTCCATATAAAGTAATTCATTTAGAACGTGCTGAAGCAGATGACATCATCGCTGTAATGACTGAATGGGTACAAAACAATCAGTTGGTGCAAGAAGGTTTGGTAGAAGAACCACAACAGATTTTAATTCTGTCTTCTGATAAAGACTTTAAGCAGTTACAGTTGGCTCCATTCTCATCTGGTAATGTGCGTCAGTGGTCACCAATGCAGAAGAAATATATCACTGCAAGTAAACAAGAAGTTTTGGAATTCACTGTTGAGCATATTGTCAAGGGTGACACAGGTGATGGTATTCCAAACATTCTATCTAAAGACGATGTGTTTGTCTCTGGTGATAGACAGAAACCTGTCAGTGCAAAACGTATGGCAGAATTCCTTGAGAAAGGTATTGACGCATGTCGCACTGATGAGGAAAAACGTAATTGGCAACGAAACACTAAACTCATTGCATTTGATAACATCCCTAAAGATGTTAAGCATGAGATTATTTCTACATATCTAAATACTAAACCGAATACAGATAAGATGAACATTATGAATTATTTAATGGAACATCGCTGTCGTTTATTGTTAGATGAAATTGAGGACTTTTAATGAGAAAATATGTTACTGTAATGCTAGAGGAAATCAACGAAGATCCTAAAAAGATCGAGTTGTATAAAGGTGATGCAGCACTGCGTTTGATTTTTGAATATGCATTTGACCCTGCAAAGAAAATGATTCTTCCAGAGGGAGAACCACCATTCAAACCTGCAGCTGAACCATTGGGTATGACACCAACAAATTTGTTCAGTGAATTGCGTAGGTTGTATGTATTCTGTCGTGCAGATCTAAAACCTATCAAGAGAGAATCATTATTCGTTTCTTTACTTGAGGGTTGTCATCCAACAGAAGCAACAATGTTAATTGCAGTTAAAGACCAGCAATTACATAAGTTGTATCCAAAGATTACTCGCAAACTTATAGAATCTGCAGGATTTGTTGCTCCACTACCGAAGAAAGAGAAAGTTGCAACCAAAGAATAACTTGTCTTGCAAGATTTATTAGGGTATAATTACTCTACCGAAACTTGAAAGTTTATATTATGAAAACCTTAATTGTTGCAACTAGCCTTATTGCCACCAATGCAATGGCTCTTGATTTTGACTCTGAATGGGCAAAGTTTAGTAATGACTTTGTTAAATTGCGTGCCATTCAGATTGCAAAAGTAGAACGTAAACCTGTTGATAAACCGAATGAGGTTCTTCCGATAGTAGAAGACAGAAGTATTAATGTCAAACCACTACCTGAGAAGAATGATACTTCAGAACTTCAACAAGTAGATCCTAAGTCACCTGATAGACTTGGACATAAACTTAGCGATCCAGCAGTCAAGGATTACGTAACCAAGTTGTACCAAAAACCTGATACAGTTGTATATTCAGCAACAATTCGTTAATTTGATGGAGTAATTATATTATGAAAAACTTTGTTATTGTAGCATCTATCGCTCTTGCATTATCTGCATGTAGCACCACTAAAAAAGTAGATTTGGATCCTGTTTCAAACGAAACTACCAAATATGTCCAAGACTTTGGTAAAGTAGAAGTAACATTTACCGATGATGGACAATGGACACAAATCAAATCATCTGCAACTTCAGCTGTTCCTATTCGAGAAGATCTTGGATTAGAACAAGCAATGAACGTCGCAACAATGCGTGCAAAACGCAACATCGTTGAGTTTATTAATACTGACTTAAAGTCTAGTAAAACAACCGACACAATCACTAAGGCACTGGCAAAGAATGTATCAGAAGATGATGCAACAACTAAACAACGTGCTGCAAATATCGCTACAGATATCACTGAGAAGATTGCCGTAGAAGCAAACGGAATTCTCAAAGGTGTCTATGTTATAGAACGTAAGGTTTCTTCTGACAAGAGTAGCGTAGTTGTAGTGGTTCAAGTTGATAAGCGTTCAATGCGTGCTGCACAACAACTCCGAGCATCTTTCGGCTCAAACTAAAATGAAAACTCTGTTGGCACTCTTACTGTTGAGTGCCACTACCTGTTCTGCAGTAGAGATCGTTGCAACAGGCTATGGTAAAACTCAACAGGAAGCATTAGATAATGCAAAAGTTGCTGCAGTGGATCGTGCAAATGGTCTGTGGCTTAATGGACAACAAAATGTTCGTGATGGTAAGTACAGTGAAAAGATTACCACTTACAGTGGTGGTGTGATTCGAACTTACGAAATCATTGATCAAACCAACGAGCGTGTTACAATTAAAGCAGATGTAATTCCACGAGATAAAAATGGAATGGGAACTAATTCTGCTTCTGTTCCAGAACATGTTCGTAGAGAACTCGGTGGTCGTATTGACAATCAGAAACGATTAAAGAATGCTGTTCAATCAATGGATGATTTATCCAAAGCATTTAACATAACTGTTTGGGATGTTCGATACAATAATGTAGGTGCGAATACACAAGTCACTGCGTCTGTTGAAATTAGTTACAATCAGAAATGGCTTTCTGATCTGAAGGAACTAACCAAAGAGGTTGGAACTAAACAGAATTTTCATAAGGACGATCCACAGTATGCAGAAGGTGTTGCATTATCCATAGTTGGATATTTTAGTGGTATTGCTTCTGGTATCGGTTCAGTGATTGTTGCAAGTAATAAAGAAAATTCTCAACCTAAAACTACAGACTATCCAGCAGTATGTATTGATAAAGATTGTTATGTTATGGGTGAATGGTTATCTAATTTTTACAAACCACTGCGCATGACAGTTGCAGGAACAAATAATAATAAAACCATTACAACTTCAACGATCCGTTTCAACGATGAGATGGGATTCTTTGAGATTGTTCCAGCTGGTAGTCAGCGTAAGGGATTTATGAATAGAACTTACACTTATCAGAATCCAACATTGGTAATTAACAAAGACAATGTTGTGAAAATGGATTTGACTTTTTTGGTAGAATCAAGTAAACTTGCTTCTGTAGATAAATTTAATTTTAATTTTTGAGGATATATCATGCCTAATTGGTGTTATAATACTGCAACAGTTTACCACGAAGACAAAACAAAGATTGATGGTCTTGAGCAAGAACTCCAAAAGGAAGATGCGCAACCATTCAACTATCTACGACCAAACCCTGCTGGTGAGTGGGACTATGGTTGGTCATGCGACAACTGGGGTACAAAATGGGATGTTTCCATCATGGATTGGGAACGAGAAGATGATAATTCAATTGTCATGCACTTTGACTCAGCGTGGTCGCCACCAGTAGCACTATACGAATTCTTAGAGTCAGAGGGTTGGTCTGTTCGTGCGATGTATCATGAACCTGGAATGGGTTTTGCTGGTCGTTTTGAAGATGGTTATGATGATTATTATGAGTTCGATTATACAAATCGTGAAGATATTGAAAATCTACCAGAAGACATTGCAGACTTTGCTAATGTATGGGATGATTTGGAACGATACGAAGAAGAACAGTATGAAGAATCAATTGCTGATTTAGAGCGTACTGAATGGTATGATGCATCAACAAATCCTGATAAAGTTGGCACATACGAAGTCAAACGAAAAGACTGGGATTATGTATTCAAGTCTGAGTGGGATGGTAAAGAATGGCAACAGGAAGATGTTGCTTTCTGGAGAGGTCTTGTAGAGAATCCAGAAGAGGAGTGGGATCCAGTTGCAGAATTAGATAAGATTATTGCACCATGAGACCATATGAACAAGTCGTTGAAGATTGGGTAAGAGAATACATCTGCACAATGGATGAAGGTATCCTCAGTGCAGGTGACCAGAGTGGTG